AACTTTCGTAGTAATCTCTATTGTACTTAGGGTCTGGTAAATCATCCCAAATATGATAAAAGAAAAGGGGTACTGATTGTCTAATTTCATGTTCGATATCATATAACCATAACCAATATCTTGGGTCGGTAAAGTGTAAGATTGCGTCAGGTTTTTCAACCATCAATAATTGACGAATTACATCGGCATTACCATAACCATCAAATGGATATATTTTAACACTTGCATCTTTTACGCCTGTTTGTTCTCTAACACTATCGTTTAAATCAAATACTTTACCTGCTTCAGGATGTTTGATTGCTGCACCTAATTGTACCCAATCGTATTTATCCACCGTTCCTAAAACTAATTGCTTAGAAACATTTGCAATACCACTTGCCATTCTTAAATCATCCGAAAGTAACAGAATCTTCTTTTTTGCCATAACTTTTAAAATATATATTGTTTAATTTAAATTTTTTAATCCTCTATCACACAATCCTCTATGAAAAAATTCACACCATTCACATAGTTTAGTTGCGTTCTTTGGGTACTCTATGTCGGTTTTATAATTACCATCTTTGTCAAATACACTCTCTACAAACTCCGTAAATCCCTTCCAGGCTTTATTTACTGATACTTTACCATTTGCAGGTACATGCTTACTGATTCTATGTGTTGGAATATCCTCTCTTACTTCTACCTTTCTTTTCAAAATGATAAACTCAACATCAATCACATCTTCGGAAATACCAATCAATTCAGCATAGAACTTTTTATATAATAGGATTTGTGCACTTTTAACTGGGTCTGATTTTTGATACTTACTCCAACCTCTCGTAGAAGTTTTAAAGTCAATAATTCTGTATCTACCATTAAAGGTGTCTCTGATAATCAAATCTATGAAACCCATAAAGTTTACATTCTCTGAAATCTTTGTGTTTATAGGTTGTTCAATTGCTACCAACTCATCGTGTTTTAACGAAAAGAATTTGTTAAAGTTTTTCGGTTTCTGGAACCAATCTAATAAGACATTTCCATCCTCTAAAAACTCTACCATTTCTTCTTTGGTGCATATTGTTGTATTTCCTATTTCCCCTTCGGTTTCTTTAAGATATGCATCTCTCATTCTTTCTTTTAAATACTCTTGTAAATCAATCATCTTGTCAGCTTGTGACTTTGATATTCTTAAACATTTCTCTAAATAGTTTTGAAGTGTTTCGTGCATTGCAGTTCCAAAGATTGAATGAATATTAGAAGAACTTTCTCCTAATTTATCTATGTATGCTAATTTGTATTGTTGTGGACAGTTGTGCCACATGCTATATTGTGAAAATGATACTCTTGCCATAATAACTGTAATATAAGACAAATAATTGGATTTACCAAATTATATGAGTTTTATATTCTTTTTTTCAACTATCAAATCGTTTACAAAAGATAATTTTTCAGGTAATTCCAAATCATTAAATAATAGTGTATGTGCCACATTTCCTCTTAAATATTTTTTAGCATTTATTTTATCCCAATCTGTAACTTTGGAATTTTTTAAATATTCTAAATATTTTAAAATGGCAGATTTTAGTTTATCGGAAACTATTGTATTTAATTTTTCTTCAAATAATTTTATAGTATTATCTTTAGCTTCATCAAAATTTATAGTATTATACCAAAATGGATATTGTATATAATGAAAATTAATTAAATCATCATTTTCACCCAATTCTTCTAAAAATTCAAAAAAATTAAAAGAATTTAAAACCGAACAAGTATATTGAAAATCATATGATACATTTTTATAATGGTCAATTGCCCATTTCATAATTAAAAAATTCTTTTTAAATATTTTAGTATCAAATCCGGTTCTAACAAATTCACCGACTTCACCAAGTCCATCTATTGAGATAGAAAAATGAACACTTCTGAAATCTTTTAGGTATTCAAATATAGTTTTTCCTTTATATTTTAAAATACTAAAGTTAGTATTATACATTATTGAAATGTGTTTTTTTTCTTTTATGGATTCCAATAATTCAAAATGTTCTTCCAAAACAAATGGTTCCCCACCTGCAAAATATAATATTTCTATATTTTTCATTGAATCTTCATTCAATTTAAAATTAACTTTATTTACTCCACTCAATTTTTCTTTACCAAAATATAAAACATTTTCGTTTATTTTGTAAAAGTCTTCTTTTTCTTCTTGCCATTTAGTTGAAAATCCATCATTACACGTTCTACATTTAAAATTACAAATATTAGATGGTCTCAAATCCAACGAAATAAAATTTGGTTCAATTTCACCTTTAAAATTCTTTTTATTAAAATATTTTTTTTCTAAACCTGCAATTTTTTTAATATGATGTTCGTTCCATCGTAATCTTGATGAATTTATATCTTGTTTTTCTAAATCATAACACGCCGTACAATATGAATTTTCAACACCATTTAACATATCCAACCTCAACTTTTTATATTCATCCGAATTGAATGCCGTATTAATATCGGTTGAATTTAAATCTATATCGGTAAATGTTTTTTGAGAATCGCAACATGCCTTTGCAGTTCCATCCATATAGCCATTAAAATGTATGAATGGTAATATACAAAATGTTTTATTTTCTATCATTATATTTTAAGCTTCAGTTTTGTAATTTGTTTTTTATCTATACCATATTTTTCACAAACATATTTAAGATATTCTCTACCTTCTCTTGTGGAATATAGTACCTCTAAATAGTCAATTGCCTGATTTTCCGAACAATCGTATTCTTTCTTTAAAAGGTCTATAATAAATTGTTCGTATTTATCTTCGGATTTTCCTTTAATATATTTCAAAAAGTATTTACCTTTTGGAATGACATTAATATACAAACCATACATTTCTTTTGGAGAAAGAGTTTGAGTTAGGGGTAAAATAGACGCAATCAATTCAACCCATTCAGGTTTCATTGATAAAAATCTATTAATCATAAAATTACTCCAAGTTTTCAAATCCTCATCCGTAAGTTTATCAAAATACTTTGGGTCTTGAATGGTAGTTATTGCATTAATATGGTCAAATAACTTTTGAGCCATTATTCTATGATTTTTGTTTCTTGTAATTCTTGTGGTAATAATTCATTTAATGCTTTACCACATGATGCACATACATATAATTCAATTGGCATAACCGAATCCTTTGGTGCACCTGTTAATAATCTAGATATTTTTTTGAATCTATATGCTGGTAAGAAAATCTTTCCACCACAATCACAATCCATATCTCTTGCGTCATTTAAATTAAAATTCGGGGGTAATTGTTGTTGTTCCATTATTTTATTATGTTTAATATTTGTATAATTGTAGACATAAATACGATTTCTTTATCTACTACTAATGCATCTTTTGAAAGACCATCTGCAATAGTTAAAATCACATTTGCTACATTTCCTGTTGCGTATTCATCCACTTTGTCGTATAACATTGTATACATTTCTGAATAGTCGTTTAATTTGTTGTCTGCTACTGCTTGTCTAATTTTCATAAACATATTTCTCTTGTCATCGGATTCCTTTAACAATTCAATAAGTTTAGTTGCAAAATTTGCTTCAACCATTACTCTATGGTCTACTTTTAATTCTCCCTTTGCTGATTGTAATTGACAAGTGTTAAGTATCCTTCTAATATCTGGATAATATGAATTAATCACATCAGCCATATTCTTTGGTTCATACTTAATCTTTTCAGCGTCTAATATCTTTGCTACCTGAACTGCTACATCCTTTTTAGTTGGAGGTGTAATTGCGAAAGATTGACATCTACTTTGGATAGGGTCAATGATTTTCTCAATGTAGTTACAGGTTAAGATGAAACGACAATGTTTACTGAATGTTTCCATTAAGTTTCTCAAAATCGCTTGTGCTCCCGGTGTCATATAATCAAACTCATCTAAGATGATTACTTTGAAACCTGCAAATCCAACCGATGATGCAAAATTCTTAACTTTTGTTCTAACAGTATCCACATTGTTTTCATCCGATGCGTTGATAATCATAAAATCACATTTGATTGTGTTTACAATTAACTTTGCTAATGTGGTTTTACCCGTACCCGCTTTACCATAAAAAAGTAAATGCGGAATATCATTACTATCAAGATATTGTTGAATGGTTTCCTTAATCATGTCGTTTCCAACATATTCGGATAACGTTTGTGGGCGGTATTTCTCCACCCACAAAGTATGTTCTTTTTTACTATTTTCGTTTGCGAAAAAACTCATATTATTTTCCAGTTGAACCGAATCCGCCTTCGCCTCTTTCGGTGTTATTTAATTCTTCTACTTCTTTAAACTCAATCGGAGGATGTGGGATAATCATAATTTGCATAATCCTATCACCTACACCATATAAGAAACTACCACTTTGAGATGATAATGACCTTTGATTAAATGTTGCCTGTATTTCACCTCTATATCCACTATCAATTACACCTACTGAATTACTTAATGATAAATCGGTTTTGCGAATAGATGAACGAGGAAATACTAATCCTACAAATCCTTCGGGTATTTCGATTGCTAATCCTGTTCCGTATGTAATTTGTGTGCCATCAAATTTCATTGATGTTGCCACTAAATCCATACCGGCATCACCTTCTTTTGCATAGGTTGGTATTACTGCTTCTGGACTAAGCTTCTTTATTTTTACTTGCATTTTTTCTTTCTTTTTTTGTTGATTCGCCAATTGGTCTTGGAAATATTTTAAATTCCATTCCGTTTTGCTTAAAAATTAAAGCTTCTCCTTCAACTGGTTCAATTTTAAAAGTGATTGGAGTTGGTTCGCCACCTTCATCTTGCCAACCGAATACAATGGGTTCGTTATTAAAAAATTGGAAACACCACTCTGCATCTGCAATTGGGTTGGCATCTACTACTTCGATACTACCTGCCTCCTGTTGTTGTAATTCCTCTTGTGGAAATAAATCTAATTGTTCTGCCATTTTTATTAATTTGAAATTTCTACTAAATAATACTTACAAACAAAGTCATCAATTTGAAAACCAACGTGTGATAAACCATCGGTAGATACACTTAATTTGGCTGATGTTGCTTCTTTGTTAGCTGTTAAGATTTCTTTAAGATACTTAGCTGAGAAAGAGATTGGTTTGATTTCACCTGTAAATCCTTTCTGGCAAGTAAATGTTACTCTATTTGTAGAGATTGATGAATAACCAATTGCCATTTTCAAATCACCAGCTTCGGTGAAAATTGTAAATGTATCAATATCACTCAATGCACCTTTTGCTTTAATAAACTTATCAATCATATTAGATGCCATTTCAATATCAATACCAAATTCAGGCAATTGCTTCAAATCTGGTACAGGTGGAATAACTCCTAAATCTGCTAATTGATAAGATGTTTCAGTTTCTTCTGAACTTAATTTCAATGATACTGCTTTATCTCCTGCTAAATCTACTTTCAATGCGATATCACTATCTAATACTCCAATCATATTTTTCAATAATGATGTTGTATAAATACCTACATTAAATGCTTTTGAAGTGAATGCATTAAATTCTACTTCTCCCAAAAGGGTTTTGTCATCGGAAATAAAACGAACTGATAATTTGTTTCCTTCCGCGTTCCATGCTACTGATTCAATTAGTCCACCTAATGAATACTTCTGAATAAATCTTAATAGATTGTTTTTGTTCATACTTTTTTGTTTTTAAATTTTAATTTATTGTTGTTTATCAAATATACGAAAAGTTTTTTACATTTCAAAATTTTCTTTCATGTGATTTAATAATTTTTTAGCGTACATTTCATTTTGATTATTGGTTGCATGTTTATTTGTATCTTCAAAATATGGATATTCACCATCAAACCGTTGTTCATCCGTATAATCAGTTTGTACAAATGTACCATTCCAAATAAATGGAATA